CTGTAGAACCATCTGATACTACTACTGATTGCCATGACACAGGTTGTATAGAACCTGAAGCACCTAAGTTAATAGCTGTACCGTTGACTGTAATACTTGAATTTGCTAGTTTAGCGTTGGCAATTGAGCCGGCCAGTTTAGCGCCTGTAATAGAACCGTCTTCTATATCAACAGCTGCTACTGAACAATCTACAAGTGCTTTTGAACCTATTTTTGATATTGCCATAACTTTAAATCTCTTTCCTTATATTTATACAATTACCTTATTGGAATTTGTACCTTATGATTACTATTCCTGAGCCGCCAGCTTTTCCAGCATATGTTCCACCAAAACAACCAGAAGAAGTACCAGAACCACCTCCACCCCCACCAGAATTTGTTGTTCCTGTTACAGCGTTTGGTCCGCTTCCGCCTTCATTATCTCCTCCATCACCACCTTTACCACCTCCACCTGATCCTCCTGGAGCACCTGGTAAACCAGGATTACTATATCCAGCAGTAGCCCCTCCACCACCAGAAAAAAATCCGTTAGGGACAGGATAAAAAGGTTGAGGAGCAGTTCCAAAAATAGGAGTTGCTGAAGCACCATCACCTCCACAACCACCACTTGTTGTACCTCCATTTACACCAGCACAAGAAGCTCCTCCTCCACCACCACCATATTTAACTCCACCAGGAGCAGCACCTCTACCACCATTATTACCTTGAGATGGACTTACGGGTGGTGTGTTACCTGAACCACCAGAAGAAGTAGCACCTGGACTACTTCCACCTCCTCCACCTGAACCACCATCTAAACCTGTTAAACTACAACCACCAGCACCACCTCCTCCTGCTGATGTTATAGTTGAAAATACTGAATTTGAACCTGAACAACCTCTATTTCCTCCTGGTACTGAACCGCCAGCACCTCCGCCTCCAACTGTAACTGGATATGTTGTTGTTGAAACTGGTAAAGCTGTAGAAGCTAAAGCTGGTTTACAAGATACACAAGAACCTAATCTAAAACCTCCTCCTGCTCCTCCACCGCCTGCTCTAGATCCTCCACCACCTCCTCCAGCAACTACAAGATAATCAACTATTGATGATGGACCAGCATCTGATACAACAAAACAACCGTCACCTGTAAAACTATGAATTTTGAAATCACCTGAAGTAGTGATTGTACCGCCTGTAGCAGTTATAAAATATTGTAAATCGGCCACATTATGTTCGTCTGTAAATAACCAACCTTTTGTACTATCAACATATACTAATACTAGACTAGCACGATTGGTTGATATTAAAGAATCATTAGCGACACCTTGAATATTATGGCCGTTTCTACCAATCGTTAAATTGTATGTAACAAATGTTCCAGCGTAATCTTTGATGGCAACAAAATCTCCTATACTCGCTGAAGCGGGTAAATTAATGGTATGAACTGCCGAAGTTGTGTTGATAAAATAACCTTTACCAGCGACCATAGTGGTAACTGTAGAACCATCTGATACGACAACTGATTGCCAGTCTATAAACTTATTATTAAGTGTACCACTAGCACCTAAAGCTATTGATGTTCCAGCTACTGTTACAGATGAGTTAGATAAGTTTGCGTTTGTAATAGTGCCATCAGTTAATTTATCACTAGTAACAGAATTTGGCGCAAAGTCTATCGCTGCGACTGAACCGTCTTCTATACCTTTTGATCCTACTTTGTTTATTGCCATAATACTATTTATTCATCTGAATCGGTTGTTGTGTTATACTTTTTACCATCATTATAGTTTTGTATAGTTGTTGTAAATCCAAAATCGTCATCTGCGTCAGCTGACGTAGGATTAGGGACTATTATAATTCGTTCTTCTCTTGCTTTATTAGTTGTATCTGTGTCTGTGTATAGATCAGTTTGAGTTTCTTTAATAACTTTTTGAGTTGACGCAGGGCCAAATAGATAAGTTTTCGCAGTAAACCCTAATGTATAGATAACAGCTCTTCTTTGTGAGAAGTCGCCATTATAAGTGTCTTCATAATTAACACTATTTAAAACTATTGGAATATCTCTCTTTATATCTAACTCTGGTATTGCGTTTACTGTCACAGTATAATCAGGTTGAAAGAACGGTAGTATTTGTTCTATAATTTGTAGACCTGCTTCAGCACTCGCTGTAAAAGAATATAAATTGTAAGATATGTTATAAGGAACAGGAACAAAGTTATAGTTTAATACTTTACCCTCTTTACCTGCCTTAACGTGTTTAAATTTTTGTACTCTAGTTAATTTTCTAGTAGCGTCATATGCGATACCTGAAATCTCAAAACTCATACGAGGTAAAGTTACAGCGAACTCTCTATTATCTAAACTTGGTTGCGCATCTAGTCTTGCTAAAAACTTTTCTTTTGGAGCATACGCTAGTGGTACTTTAATTGATTGAGTAATATTACCAGCACTATCTTGTCTTTTAATTAGTATGTTGTTAAAGATTTGACCAAAGCCTATGGTCATACGTCTCATTGACTGATTATAAAAATAAGTTCCAAACATTAAACTCTTACCGCCTTAAAACCTTTAGTATGACCGTGATATGTTAAATTACCCATACTTAATTTGTTATTCCTACAATACTCATGTAAATTATTTCTTATTATTAACTCACCATCAGGTGTGGTTATTTTCCATTTATATGTAAAAGCAATATGACCTTTTTTACTATTACTTATTTTTTCTAAAGTTTCTTTAGAGTGTTTTTTTCCATACATACCATTTAATTTTCCTGGTCTACTTTGAAACTCTTTATTATGCCAACACAACTTATCTTTAGGTTTATCATCAAAACCATTAATTTCTTTTTTAGACTTTAATCCAAATATCTTATCTAAATTTTTTTGTATTATATGCATATCAGAAATCCACTTCTCCAAAAGGATTTCTTTCGCTAAAGTCTAATATATCATCTGCCGCAGAAGATGTATCAAAACCAGCTTCACTATCTAAATCATTATTTTGAGCGTAAGCTGATTGAGTTTGTAAGTCGTAAGTTTCAAGTAATAGATAATTAACATCACCACTTGCGCTATCATTTTCTAATACCATTGAACCAACTTCATTCTCTAGTGTAAATTGATGAGCTAGTTGATCTAAAGTATATTTGTCTTCAGCTGCATCTACATCACCAATACCTGTATTCAATTCTTCTGAACTATATTCCCATCTAGTACATACTAGTTTGTAAACAGGTAGTTGTCCTAATTGAAAGAACGGCTCTTGGTCTTGTACAAATTGAATTTCAAAAAAACTGTTCATCAAAGGCATATAAATTATATCGCCTTCGTTTGGTCTACCTTGTGCTATTAATGTAGCCTTCTCACCAACAGCTTGGTTAAATCTTCTTTTAGAGATCATAAAGGTTGTATCTTCTCTAATCTCTAAACCAAATTTATTAACTATCTCTTGTTCGCCAGCAAAGCCTTCAGTTGTTTCCATATACGCTTCAAGTAAAAGCGCAGATGAGAATTTAGACGACATATCTTCGCCTAAAATTAAATCTCTATTAACTAATGTTCTTGGTAAGTAATAAACGGATTGGCCGTATATCTGTAGGCCTTCAATAATTAAATCTTCATAAAGTCTTTTTTCGGATTGATTGCCGATACCTTTACCATCCTGGAAATAATGGTTAATAGTCATTATGCTCTACCTAATTTTTTAAAACCATTAATTTCTTTACCAAAATTAAAAGTCGAAAACGGCAATATATTATTTTCTCTACAAAATTTTTTAAGATTTATTACTGTTATAATTTTTTGATCTTGTAATATATTCCACTTGTATTGTTTACTTACATTTCCCGTTAAAGCCAAACTTAAATTTTTACAATGTTCTTTACTTTTAGTTTTACCTTTTAAGGATAAAGAAATTCTCTTACCAACCTCTGGTCTTTTTTTACCAAAATTAGGGTGGTTCTTTCCTTTATTTTTTTCACTAATTATTTTTTTTACTTCTGGTGTGTGGGTTTTACCATAAAAAGGATTTAATTTACCAACTCTTTTTTTATTAAGATTTGAAATAATTTTACTTAATTCTTCTGGAGTTTTTGCCATTCTTTTCGCAATAAAATGACAAGCCGCATAATCTCCTTGTTTATAGTGAATGTTGTAATGTTCTTTAATAGTTACTAGTTTTAAATTAGTTATTCTATTATCATTATGATTTCCATTTATATGGTGTATCTCTAATGATCTACCGCTTTTATCCTTTGGTATAGTACCATAATATTGTTCCCAAATTTTTCTATAAATTCTATTAAAATTTCTTTTAACCATATCATTTATCCTATGAGCATTGCTGGATTTAATTCATAAGTAGTTCTTAATTCTGTTTCTAATTTTTCAATATCTGTTAAAGCTTCTGAATATATTTGTTGACCATTTAATGTAACTCCACCTAACATAGTTACACCATTAAACTTTGAAAGATTTGCTCCCCAATTTTTTTTAAATAGAGCAGTTACATATCGTTTTAACCATAGATCATCATTAACATCTGTGTAAGTAGTTGGGTCTAATTTTCTATAACACTCAATAACTAGATACTCACCTACTGCTAAATCATTTTTCCAATCCATATCAATATATAATCTATTGT